GCACCTTCAGCCAAATAAGGTAAGTTGTAAGTAGCGGCAAGAGCAGAGAAGTACAAAGCGTGTGAACCGCGGCTCATGAAGATCTTCGTCTTGGCGTAATCTCCTTTAATAGCGGGAGGGCAAGCGGAAGAGGTCAACGCCGTCAACTTTGCGATAATATTCGCGGCTGTCAATGCACCTCCGAGGTTTGTTTCATACGTTGGAGCTCCGAGAACGATTTTTCGCATAATACCGTCAAAAGAGCTATATGTCGCTCCGGTAGAAGTTCCCGCGTCCGGGTTGTAGTTACCCGCCCAAATATTGTGCTCGATACCTTCGGCAACCTTTGCGGCTACGTATTGAGCAACGTATGAAGAGAAATCCGCGGGAGCATTTGAAGACTGCCCGCGCATCTGCATACCTTCCCACGTAGCGCGGAGGTCTTTGTTACAAACCTGCTCGTTTACTTGGAGGGCGGTTGCTTCGAGAACCGCCTCGCCCAAAGTCAAAGAGCCTTCTCCGGTGAATTCACAGGTAGCGGCTGCGATAGCCGCGCCTGAGAATTTGCGGAGAACCGCTTTTGAATGAACGTTCTCCAATACGGAGATGTAACCATTTGCGATAGTGTCAGCAGACAAAACCGCGGCGGCTACGTAGGGACGTGCCGCTTCGCCGGCGTACGTGCCGACTCCAACTGTAGCGTTAGCCATTATTTAGAGAATTGATTGTGGATCGCGGCAACGCGTTCCGTGATTGATAACTTAGAAAGATCGACGGGGGCTTGAACCTCCATCTTTGGGGCGCGTGAAATACTTGGAGCGGCTTGCTTGCTCAACTCCGTGATTTTCGCGTCACGCTCCGCGATTTGTGAAGAGAATTCTTTCTTCGCTTCGGCTACCGCCTTCGCGATAAGAGAAACGATTTCTTCGCGGCTCATGGATACCTCTTCAACGACTTCCGCCGCGGGCTCTTCGGCTGCGGGTTCTTTAATGTCAGCGAGAACGCCCTCAGCCACTACAAAAATCATTCCGTCTGCGAGCGTGTATTCTCCGTCCGGGAGAGGGATTTGTTCGCCTTCGTCGTTTACTACGAAAACAGAAACACCAACGGCGAAAGATTCCGCGTCGGTTTGGATTTCTTGGCCGCTGTCCAGCGTGGCAACTGCCATTTCTACCTCCTTCTCCTCGTCCTTCTTTTCTTCCGTCTCCAAGGCTACGGAATACTCTGCGAACAAGTCGGAGATGCGTTGTTTTAAACTCATTTTGAAAAGGGATTTTGATAAATAACGATTTTAAAGGCTTAATCCTTACTTGAAAGGAGTTCTTCGAGGTAATGCAACCCCAACTCGATTTCAAGGGCTGAGAGAAGCTGTAATTCCTTGAGCTTGGATTCTGCCCAACGAAGGGCGGCCTTTCCTCCCCAAGCTTGATACATCAGATACCCGCACCCGTCAGAAAATGAAGAAGAAGATTCGAGGTCGGCTTCATGGCGAATCAAGTAACTCCGCATCCGCTTGATAGTCTCGAGAGAGATAGGTTCGCCCTTTGCGAGTTGGTTCGCTCGTTGTTTGCCTACGTCCGTCCCGCATGAACCCCAACCGTTTTCCTCTGCCCATTCGAGAGCCTTCTTCGCATTGTTACGGACTCCTTCGGGGTAATCTGAATATGATTCCATAACGACCCGTTGCCCCTCTTTATATCGCCCGTCTTGTTTTATGGTGGCCTTCGCCAATTCGTATTTGTTGGTGAAGTAGCCTTCGATAGAAAAGCCCTTCACGCTCCCTTCTTTGACGAACTTCTCCCATATAGCGTCGTTCTCTACTTTCATGGATACCATCCACGTACCGACGGGAACCTCAAGCCCGTACATACGGCTTTTGTCTTGATCGCCTTCGACAATCCAACTCTCTACAACATGGAGGCCGTTGATTTGGTGTTCGTGTTCAAGGGTGGCGTTCGCTTGGTTGCCGTTCTTAAAGTAGAGTTCCATCGCACGCCGTACGGTCTTCTTTGAGAAGTAGACGTAATATTCTTCTTCTCCCGTCTTACGATAAATCGGTTTATCTGGAATAAGAGCCGCGCCCATGATGAGGCGTTTCTCTTCGTTCTGCGTCTTGAATTGTACGGCTTGCGAATTCATCGCAATCCAATCCGATTCAATCGCGGGATGTTCTACGAGTGAGATAGCGTCGATTCCGTAGAGTTCCGCTTCTTCGTCAATTATGAGTTCTAATATATTCATCCTACAAGAGAGGCTTGGTCGTTAATACGTTGGTTTGCTTGTTGGGCGTTCGAGACTTCCGAAGAGACGACGTATGTACGGAAGCCCGTTTGACCCGCTCCCGCCCCCAAGAATCCGAGGTCGAGTTGAGGCGATGCCCCTCCGCCCCCTGGAGCCGTAGGGCGTGGGATGCTTGTATCGCCTCCGGTGTCGCCTGAGCCGAAGCGGGTCTTCTTTATCTTCGTTACTTGAGCAACGCCTGTAGCGAGGGCGATAGCTGCTTTAACAAAGTTTTCTCCCGTCAGTTGATCTTTTGGAACTGCTAGTTGGCCCGCTACTGCCTGAGCCGTTGTGATAATAGCTTGAGCAATTGAGAATTTTTTGTTCCGTTCAAATGAACGCCTCTGCTCCGCCTCGGTTTCTCCTGCGAACGCTTCGTTCAACGCCATAAGTGCGCCGATAGCATTCGAGGCCATTTGCAAATCTGTTTCGATAAACTCTTGCTTTCGATTAAGGGCTTTCTCGTCGTATTTCTGTTGGAGTTTATCGAGGTCGGCGTACAGTGCTTCGGTAGCCGCTCGGATTAACCCTTCATCGTCTCCCGCAATAGCGATTCTTTTATCGTATTGTTGGAGAAGGGCTATTTCTTCAGCGTCGCGGGCGGCTTGATCGGCGGCGGCGTAGTCTTCTCTTCGCCGAACGTTCATCTCTGCGAGTTCCGCCTCTCTTCGAATCGCTTCGTTATAGAGTTCGTCCTCTAAATTGATTCTAATTTGCTGGAGGCCGATAATAAATTCCAAGAGTTCAACTTGGATATTTCCAGCCGCTTCTGCCGCGGCTGCCGCTTCTACTCGGGCATCGGCGAGTTCTTTCTCTCGTTCCAATGTCAAGCCTTGTAAACGGATTTCTTCTTGTATCTGCGAAACCGTCTGATTCGCTATCGCAAGGCGTTGGTCAGCAAATCCTTGTTCTAATTCGGCGGCTTCTTTCGCTAATTCGATTCTTTCGTCAATGGAGTTCCGTTCGCTATCTCTCGCCGCTTTGAGATCGTTTATTTGTGCCGTCGTTTGGGCTTCGGCTACGTTTAAAGCGAGGACGGCTTCCCGGAGGCGTTGTTGTGAGCGCGTTAGCTTGTTGCTGTCTTCAACGGCTTCTTTCGTCTTCTTTACAAACGTCGTCCCCCATTCGACTACGGCCTCTGCCGCGTCCGATACCTTGTCGGTAATATTCTCCACCCCGAGAACCATCTTTCCCGCGGCATCGGCGGCCACCTTACCCGCCTCTTTCCACTTGCCTTTAAATACAAGCGAGATAGCGTTTCCAATCGCGGGGAGGAATTCGAGCAAGCCTTCGAAGCGTGTGATCAGGTTCTCTTTAATCGCCTTCCCAATATTGCGAATGCTCTCCATTGGGTTCTTAAAGGCGTTCATTATCGCCTCTCCCAAAGGACGCGCCACCTCAAAGAGTTGATTAAACACCGTACCAATAGCCGCCATGACTATCTCAAGGGTTTCGGCTACGGCTTTATTTTCGAGAAGTACGGCGGAGAATTGAATGAACTTATCAATGATGAAAAGAATCCCGGTCGACTTCATAGCCACATCGAGAATCTTGAACCCTTTCGCGCCCGACTTTCCCGAATCTTGAGCGGCCTTTCCTACCTTCCCCGTTTTTTTCGCCGTATCATCGGCTTTCTTATCTACGTCCTCAAGCCCTTGAATTATTTCGTCAAACGACTTGGTTACTTCGCCCGTGTCCGTCCGATACGTTAAGAGTATATCTTGTGAATTAGCCATTTAACGAGGGTAT